TAAAGATGATTATAGCTTTAACTTATTATTAGTTCCTGGTGTAACATTAGGTACTGGTGCTTTAAGTTCAATTTCAGATGACGTAATTGCAGTGTGTGAAGGTAGAGGTGATTCAATGGCAATTATCGATACTACAGCATACGGAGCTAACGTAGCTGCTGCTGTTACAGCTGCTGCTGCTCATGGTTCAAGTTACGGAGCTGCTTATTACCCATGGGTACAATTATTCAGTTCTAACTTAGGTAAGGCTGTATGGTGTCCTCCATCTGTAGTAATGGGTGGTGTGTTCGCGTTCAACGACCAAGTAGGTGCTGAATGGTTCGCTCCAGCAGGTTTAAACCGCGGTGGAATTGGATCAGTATTAAGAGCTGAAAGAAGATTATCTCAAGAAGATCGTGATAATTTATATGATACAAACATTAACCCATTAGCTTCATTCCCTGGAGAAGGTGTTGTAGCGTTTGGTCAAAAGACATTACAGAAAAAATCAACTTCATTGGATAGAATTAACGTTCGTCGTTTATTGATCACATTGAAAGGTTTCTTAGGTCAAGTAGGTCGTTCATTAGTATTTGAACAAAATACAGCAGCTACAAGAAACAGATTTATGAGCATTGCAAACCCTTACTTAGAATCAGTAGTACAACGTCAAGGTTTATATGCTTATAAAGTGGTAATGGATGATTCTAATAACACACCTGATGTAATCGATAGAAACCAATTAGTTGGTCAAATCTATTTACAACCAAGTAAAACAGCAGAATTCATTGTGTTAGATTTCACAGTATTACCAACTGGGGCAACATTCCCAGCGTAAGAGTTATAAACAATAATATTTATTAATAGACAAAATTTAACATAAAATGGCTGTATTAGACGCAAACCAAATAATGTTCACCGCTTTCGAACCAAAGGTGCAAAACCGTTTCATCATGTATGTGGATGGTATTCCGGCATACTTGATTAAGAAGGCAGCGTCACCTCAATTTGATGCAGGTGAAATCATATTAGATCACATCAACGTTTACCGTAAAGTAAAAGGTAAAGTTAAGTGGCAAGATATGAACTTAGAACTTTATGATCCAATCACTCCAAGTGGTGCTCAAGCTGTAATGGAATGGGCTCGTTTGGCACACGAATCAGTAACAGGCCGTGATGGTTATTCTGATTTTTATAAAAAAGATTTAGTATTAAACGTATTAGGCCCAGTAGGTGACATCGTTAGCGAATGGGTAATCAAAGGTGCTTATGTAAAATCAGCAAACTTCGGTGAGTACGATTGGTCTAGTGAAGCAGCAGTTAACATTTCCCTTACTATTGCTATGGATTACTGTGTATTGAATTTTTAATTCCCTTCATATTTCTTTTCCTAGAGGCGTCTGCTTTGCAGACGCTTTCTTTTTTCTATATATTTATATACGAACAAAATAAAAATGTTATATGAGCGATTTTAAAATGCCAACCGAAACGGTTTCGTTGCCTTCCAAAGGATTATTATATCCAAAAGATTCACCACTTTCTAAAGGTGAAATTGAAATGAAATATATGACAGCTAAGGAAGAAGATATTCTTACTAACGCCAATTATATTAAAGATGGATCAGTACTCAACAGAGTAATGCAATCATTGATAGTAACACCAGTTAGTTTTAATGATATATTAGTATGCGATAAAAACGCTATACTGTTAGGCGCTCGTATTTTAGGATATGGTGCTGAATATCAATTTAAAAATTATAATTACGAGACAGGTGCTGAAGAAATAATCATTGTTGATTTATCAACCTTAAAAGAAAAAGAAGTTGATTTATCATTATTTGAAGAAGGTACAAATGAATTTACATTCAAAATGCCTTTATCAGGAAATACAGTATCATTTAAACTTTTAACACACGGTGATGAACAAAAAATTGATGCCGAAATTAAGGGTTTAAAGAAAATATCTCCACAAAGTTCATTTGAAATTACTACACGCCTAAAATATATAATTACAGCTGTTAATGGTAATAGAGAATTAGCAACTATTCGTGACTTTGTTGATAATGGTTTAACAGCAAAAGATGCTAGAGCGTTACGTGAGTATTATGCACAAATCCAACCAGATATTGATATGACTTATTACCAGGAAGGTGCAGAGGAGGGCATTTCAATTCCAGTAGGAATTAACTTTTTTTGGCCTGACTCAGGAAGATAGACCTATAATATTTGACCAAATCCACGAAATAGTATTTCATGGAAAAGGTGGATATGATTGGAATACAGTGTATAACATGCCAATATGGTTGCGTCGATTTACATTCCATAAAATGAAAAAGTTTTATGATGATGAAAATGAAGCGATGGAAAAACAAAATAAACAGCTTGAAAATAAATCAAACCAATCGTCTAAACCACTAACACCAAACGTATCACGACCCACATATTCAACGAAAGCGCCTAAAAAATAGGCGCTTTTTATATTTATACGATGTAATACTAAACAAAAGTAATGCCAGATAATACACCAATATCCCCCGCCGAAGCGGCAGAATTGATTAAACTAATGAAAGAGCTAAGAGATATTACTATCTCTGATGCTAAAGCTTTCGAAAGATTAGTTGGTGGTGCTGAGGATTTTAGAAAAGAATTAGGTTCATTACGAAATGAACAAAAAAATATAAACTCAGATATTAATACTTTTTATGAAATATTAAAAAAAAGTTTAGTTGAAATAAATAAAACAAAGAATTCTACTAGAGACACTAGCAGATCCTTTGAAAAATTAAGTAGTATAGCTTCTAAACTAAAATATGATCAAGATGGTATTTCAACCCTTACTAAAAAACAATTACAAACTAGTCTTGAAACATTAAAACAAGAACAGAAAAATTTAGAAATTAGTAGAAAAATTAATGTTGAGCGTTTAGCGGATGTAAAAAATGCTCTAAAAAGTGAAGATTTATCTTTTAAAAAAAGAGCAGCATTGAGTACTGAGAAAAAACTATTAGAAGAAAATATAAGAACAGCTAGCACATTTTTAAAAGATCAAGAATTAGGATATGAAAATCTAAAAGCTGCTGTAAAAGAAAGATTAAAAGAAGAAGAAAGAATTACTCAACAGTTAGGTATATCCGGGAAGATAGTAGATGGTATTGTTGGTGCTTTAGGTAAATTAGGTATTAGTAGTACCTTCTTTGAAAATCTAAAGGAAGACATGAGAGAAGTTGCTAAAACTGGATCTAAGTGGGATGTGTTAATGACGGGGGTAAAAGGCACAGCTTCTGGAATAGGACAAGCATTAAAAGATCCCGTTACACAACTAACTATATTATTAAAAATTGCTAATTTCTTCTTTAAAGCTGCTTTAAATGCAAATGCACAAGCAGTTGAATTAGGAAAGCAATTAGGATATGGAGCTCAAAGAGCGGATGCCTTTAGAGAAAAGATGGTTGCTATTGAAAGCTCATCAAGAAATCTAAATGTTAATACTGCTAATTTAACCCAAGCATTTGGTGAATTAGTAAAAGCAACTGGATTTGCTTATGAATTTACAGCAGACCAACTTGAAACTCAGATTAAATTAACTAAACAAGTTGGTTTACAAGCAGATGAAGCCGCTCAAGTTCAAAGATATTCTGCATTGTCTGGTAAATCATCTGAAGAAACATATAGATCATTTGTTAGAGGTTTAGCAACAGCAAGAAATCAACTTAAAGTTGGTATTGATTTTAGATCAGCACTAGCTGAAGCCGTTAAAGTATCAGGCCAATTAGCTGCTAATTTAGGGTATAATCCTGAGCGTATAGCTAAAGCAGTAGTGGCTATGAAAGCCTTAGGTACTACATTAGAAGACACCAAGTCACAAGCAGAATCTTTATTAAATTTTGAATCATCAATTGAAAACGAATTAAAAGCTGAACTATTAACAGGTCAGGCTTTAAATTTAGAAAGAGCTAGATCATTAGCTTTACAAGGAGATATGGTAGGTGTTGCTAATGAATTGGCAAACCAAGGTATGACTGCTACCAAGTTCTCTAAAATGAATGTATTAGCACAAAATGCTTATGCTCAATCTTTAGGAACAACCTCAGATAAATTATCTGAACAATTAAGAAAAAGAGAAGAAGCAGTTAAATCTGGTAAATCTTTACAACAAATAACAGAAGAAGAAGCAGCACAAGCTCTTGAAAGACAAAACGTTCAAGATAAGTTTAATGCTGCTGTAGAGAAATTACAAAGTATATTTGGTAACTTAATGGCAGGTCCTTTAGGTTCATTCTTAGATTTATTAAGTGGTGCTTTAAATATAATTAATTATATGGCTACTCCTCTTAAAATAATAGGAGGAATATTTTTAGGTATTAAAGCTTCACAAATGGCTATTAATGCTTATAAGAGAATAGGTTTAGGACTTGATATAGCTTCTAAGGGTGAAAACATGATTGCTGCCAATATGGGATTAGCAACAATTGCTTCTAAAAGAACACAAACAGCATTAGAAAAAGAATCCCTTTTAACTAAAATAGCAGGCAATGCTCAATTGTTATTTTCATTAATAAGAGAACAAGGTATTTCTGGTATTAAAGCTTTTGCTTTGGGATTAGAAGAAAAAAGTTTAGCCCGTAAAATTATAATAGGTACTTATGATGCTGCTGCTGTTATAGCAGCTAGAACAAAAGCCATGTTTGATGGTTTTAGTTTAAAAAGCATAATAGGATATATAGCAAAATTACCAATATTATTAGGTTTAAAAAGTGCAGAAGCAGCAATAGCTGGTACAACAGCCGCAGCAACAGTAGTTGCAGCAGAAGCTGTTTCATTCGGTGCTGCTACAGTATGGATTGTAGCAGGATTAGCAGCTGTTATGGGTGCTTTAGGTACTTATATGGCTATGAAAGATGGTATTGTTGATCCAAGCAAAGGCCCTGTGATGACTGGAGAATTCGGATCTGTACAAATGGATCCAAATGATAAAGCAATGTATGGTGCAGATGGTAAAATTAAAGTAGGTACCGATTTAATGAGTGGTGAAGGTGGTGGAGGTGGTGGCGCTATTGATCTATCACCAGTAGTATCCGCCCTTAACGAAGTTAGAGCCGCTATTGGTCAGTTAATCAATAAAGAAGGTATAGTGATGATGGATAGTGTGAAGGTAGGTACAACACAAAATATGAACGGCCGTTATAAAACAGCCTAAGTAAATATTTATACATAGACAATTTTAAATTAAAATAAAAATGGCAATCATTAATCAAAAAGACAAAAGCAAATTAGGCTTAACCGCTAATGGATTAGCAGCTAACAAATTTGGATATTTTGCTGGTACTGCAACTGATAAGTTACACAACCAATATTCAGTGCATACAGATCCTAAAGTTAAATTAGTTGACTTTAATGGTTCTTCTAAAGTTAGACCAGAATCTACATTAGATGAATTAGATCCTAAAGCCCCACGTAATCCACGTGCAAAACAATACAAATCAAAAACAGGTCGTAAATATAGCGATTTAGGTCCAACTGAAGGTCGTTATTAATAAACAAATCAAGGAATGCCTATAATAACACAGTTAAATGCTACCAAACTACGCAGTTTGAAGTATGGTAATGATACTTCAGATGGAGGTAACAGTGGGCAACCTTATATAAAAACCGAATTAAAAGATTTAGATAAACCCCTTACTAGAACCAGACTTACTAAATTTGATGATGGTTTAATCAGAGGTGGAGCTATAGGAGCTTTAAATGCATCAATAGTTGATACGATTCGTATAGGTAAATTTCTTAAAGATTTTCCTAAAGGTCCTTTATTCATAGCTAAACAAGTTGGATTGCAATTATCCAACCCTAAACTTGAAACTAAAAAAGGACTTGGTGGTTTATTAGGTAAAGTTGGTTCAACTCGTTTATATAATTTGGGCATTAACACAATTGCTCAAGTTCCTCTTAATGCATTTGGTGGTCATTTAATGAGACATGGTCTTTTACCAGTAATGGATGAAAGTACTAAATACATTAATGTAGTTGCAGAGAATAATAAAATTGCTGATGATAATAGATTAGTTTCCTTAACAAGTAAATTTAATTTAGGGGATAACGAAGGAGACATTAGCAAACAATTTAATTTAAAAGAGGCAAGACAAGAAAATATACAAAATAATAGAGCGGGAAGACAAGCTAATAGAGACGATAATAGATTTAATAGACAACTTAATAGATTTGGTAATAGATTAGAAAGACGATTTAATAGAAGTGAAAATCGACGTTTTAGACAATGGTCTAAAGACTTTGGTAATGATAATTTTGTTCGTTCTAAATTTGTTCGTTCTAAGTTTACTCGTAATGATTTTAAAAGAAATAAATTAGATACAAAAACATTAACTATTGATAGTTACAATGGTGGTCCTAAATCATTATATGGTATAGGAAGAACCATTATTAATAGATATGCTTTTACTGAAGATAAAATAAAAATAGATGAGTCCTTTTTTCAATCTACTTTAAAAACTATAAGCGGAAGTTTATCTGTTAATCCATTAACAGAACCAAGTGTGTTTGAGAAAAGTGATGGTGGTTGGGATACTGGATCCATTTTATCTCCACAATCTATTCCTATTCCTTTAAATAAGATTGAAGAAATCGATCAATTCCATGTCTTAAGCAGAAAACCAGAAACTGAGTTTTTTTATAGTACCGGAGTTTCAACAAGTAAATTACGAGATGATATTGGAGATGGAAAGATTTTTGTAGTTGAAGGGGTTGATTCGGTTCCTGCAATAAATCCAACAATAGCTGCTCAACCTGATAAATTTTTTGTATTAAAAAATCAAAAAGAAAACACAGAATATATAGGTGGGTATAGAAGAATTAAAATTCAAAATGATACATCAGGGAGTGTTAATATAGGTACATTAGGAGATCAACTTCCTACAACTAAAACATTTACTGGTAAAACTCAAGCAGAAGTTGATGCTCAGTTAGCAACCGGTTCTCTTTTTAATAATCCAAGGACATTAGATGAGGTAGTTGTTACAAGTGGGAAACCGGGAGTATCAAAAACAGTTAAAGCATCTATTGTAAATGTTTCTAGTATGGAAGGTGGTTTGGAAACCTTTTATAAAAATGGAGAAATGGTATCAACACCTGATGCTGAATCATATAAATTAGCAGAGGTGTCTGTAAATAGAGCAAGTAAAAAGGGTTTTTATTTCAACGGGACTCGTGTAACTCCTCATTTTGATAGAAGCGATAGAGATATAATGCTAGTAAGTTTTGATACGATAGACCCATTCACAGCTACAGACGCAAGAAATGTAGTATTCTCAGCATATTTATCAGGCTTTAAATACAATTCAAATTCAACTTGGAACCCAGTAAAATATGTGGGGAGGTCAGAAAGCTTTTATACATTCACCGAACATAAGAGAGATGTAAGTTTTAATATACAAATTCCATGTTTCAACAAAACACATCTGTTTGAAAAACATAGAGCATTGAGTGAATTGCAATCAGCAGGTGCTGGAAAATATGATAGTAATAACAGATTAGGTGGAATTATTACGAAAGTGACATTAGGAAGTTATTTGATAAATGAACCAGGAATATTAACATCAGTTTCTTTTGATATACCTGATGCTTCATCTTGGGACATAGATGAAAAATTAGCAATGTATGTAAATGCACAGTTTAATTTTACTATTATTGGAAAAGAATTACCTACATATAAAGAAGGTGGATTTTTAAATTATTTAACAAACCCAATATCCGGAACTGGTTATTTAACAGGATCACAAGCTAGATAATGAGATACACAACAAGAGATATTATACAAACTCTAACAGGTACTAAATACCTTAAGTTAAAGAGATACCCAAATATTCCTTTAACCGAGGATGATATATATGTTATTACAACAATAGGAGATAGATTAGATCTATTAGCCTATTCATACTATAAAAACCCAGAATACTGGTGGATTATATCATCAGCAAACAATAATATAAACAAAGGATCTATGTTCTTAACACCAGGTACTCAATTAAGAATACCAACAGATTTAGGAGCCGTTTTAAAATTGTTTAATGATTTAAATTACAAATAATGTTATGTCTATATTTAAAGAATCATTTCCGTCTCATATTAAAAACCAACTCTTAAAAAGAGGAGAGGCACTTGCTAGACGTAATTTAAAAGATGTAGCAATCCATAATGGTTCAAAATCATGGTTAAGAATGTCTTCATCTGTTGATGTTCATGAGGATGGTGGGGCTTTAGCTAAAAATTATGTTTTAACGGGAGGTGCTTTATACAACGATAAATTAAAAAGTGGTGTTGGTAAAGGTCCTGAAAATGCATATTCATTACAAACACCAAGTGGTAAAACACATTTATATGGTGTTAGACCAATGCCTGGAATTACAGGCGCTGATGTTAAATCAAAAGGTGCTTATGGTTCATTAAGAGAAGTAACAATAAATTTTAACTGTTGGGATATAACTCAATTAGAAGATTTAGAATTACTTAATATGAGACCAGGTTATTCTGTATTATTAGAATGGGGCTGGACTGCTTATATTAATAATACTGGAGATTTAGTAACAACCCCAGAAACTCCATTTAATATATTTGATAGTAATCTTAATGGTAAAGATTATCAAAATGTCTTTCAACAATTGTTTGAAAAAGAAGAAACAGCACAAGGAAACTATGGTGGGTTTTTAGGTATAGTAAAAAACTATAAATGGTCCGCAAGACCAGATGGAGGATATGATTGCTCAACAACTCTAATTTCTATCGGTGAAATGATAGAATCATTAAAAATAAACTACCAAGCCGCTAATTTATCATTAATATCACTACAAACTAGTGGATATTTAAAAATAAAAGACTCAGCATCTGTTCCAGCCCCGGATAAATTAAAAACATTCTACTCCAGAAACTTTATTTCAGGATTAATATATGAACTATGGTGTTCTGTTGAATCAGAAAATGCAAGTGCTAAGTATGAAGTAACTGATAAAGATGGTGTTACATATGATATGTTCACCATGGATATTGAATTACATGGGGAGGGTGAAAAAGACGAAGATTTTGGTGATGGTGATCGCCAGAAATATATTACACTAGAATCTTTATGCAAGTTAATAAATAACCACATAACAGTAGGCATTGTAGCAGAAGGTGCAAATAAACCAATTATTGGTGTAACAACAAGCGATAGACCTTATCAAAACGGGGGGAAAATGTCTTCTGAAAATTTAAAAAAACCAGAAGCTCCTTATTTATTAAGCTTATGTCACCCCCTACAAATATCTGTAAACCCTACAGTATGTTTAATTAAAAATGATATTTGGGGAGCTTTCAAATTACCTGAAGATTTAGGTACAACCCCTTCCGGTTCAGAGGCAACCACAACTGTTACTGGAGATCCAGGACCAAAAGTTACTTCTAATATTAATTTTTATTCAAGCTTAATATCAGTAGAAGCTGCGGCTAAAATAGTAATAACCAATACAATAATACCAGAAGTTGTAAAGTTCAACAGTGATGAAGATGTAATTAAAAATTCTTTTAAAAGATATTTTGATGCTTGTAAAACAGCTGGTATTACGGAAGATAATGCTGCTATTGAATTACAAAGACAATATGAATTAGCAGTAAAAGTTGAAAAAAAGGATGGGTTCAATATTCCAATGGTGTCTACAGGTGGAAATGATCAATATCAATACGAACAATTTTATGATTTTTTAGATACAGCTCTTACAGAATCAGAAATAGAAGGGATTTCTTTAGGTTTAAAAAACTTAAAAGGAACAGATATAGGTATAATTAAAGCTCAAAAAGCAACAGTTACCGCCCAAATCGAAGCAGATAAAAAAATAAAAGAAATAAAAGATAAACAAGAAGATGCAGCGGACGATCTCGCATTTATGGATAATTTAGAACCATTTTCTGTATCTGATGCTAAGGGAACTGCAGATCCTGCTTGCAAAGCAGGTCTAGGTCAAATAGGAAACATATATATTAATTTACGTTATTTATTAGAAATAAGTAAAGATCCTGGATTAGAAGGAGGAGATAAAACTGAAAAAAACACTATTAATCTGTATGATTTTCTAAAGAAAATGCTAGCAGATATATCTTCTGCAACAGGAAATGTAAATAATTTTGATATACATGTTGATCCACTCGATTCTATAGCTAGAATTATAGACATCAACTTTGTAGATACTCAAAGCAAAGCAGATGCTTACAAAAATACATTTACATTCTACTCAGAAGATGGAACACCTACAGGAAAATATAATGGTTTATTTTCTACTGTAAGAAATTATTCATTAGAATCACAAATATTTTCTGAACAATCTTCTATCGTAGCAATAGGAGCCCAAACAGGTGGAGGACAATTAGGGTTAGAAAATGATACTATGGTTGGTTTTAACCAAGGTGTAAAAGACCGTTTAAAGCCTAAAATGAATGCAATGAATACAACGAGTGCTGATGATAGCACTGCTATTCAATTAGAAAATTTATTAACTAATTTATTACCTATATATGAATTTATTAGCTGGATGGGTAAAAGTTGGATATTTGATTTTGAAGCAGATTTTGATGTAGAGGTAGCACCTAAATATGAAGGCGCTCTTAGAGATCTTATAGCAATTTTTAGAGCATTATCTAAAAATCCAATTAAATTCAAAGCAATCATCCCAACAAAACTATCATTAGAAATAGATGGTATATCAAATCTAATTATAGGACATATGTTCAATATTCACCCAGATTTACTTCCTAGAGGATATAAAACGGATGCCGATACCGGTGTTGGTAGAAAATTAGGATATATTTTAACAGGTATAGGACATACAATTAATGATAGTGGTTGGACAACTAAATTAGAAGGACAAACAATTATTTTAGAAGAACCAGACGGTGCCGAAACAGATTTATTTAATGTTACTTTAAAAGGAGGTAAAGTTACAGGAGCTACTCCTAATATTACAACAGGTAAAGGTGGAAATTTAGTAGGTGGTCTTAGACAACCATATACTGATAAAAATTTAAATAAAGGTTGGGCAGGTAAACAAGTAGCATTTAAAACAACCATAATAGATCCTGCATTGGAAGGTCCAAAATTATCAAAGAAATATGGAAAAGTATTAGCACAAGCTATATTAGCAACAATACAACAAGAACAAAGCTTTAAAGGATTTAACTGGAACCTAGGAGGATTTGATATTACCGCTGGGGGTTGGTCATTTGATGCTTCTATACATGATGGTTATGTTGTAGCACGAGAAGGAGGAACAAAATTGTATAAAGCTTTTGTATCTTTTAAAGATTTTGATTCTTTTATATCTCAAAAGGTAGCATCATTTAAGAGAAAAGGATTTGAAAATGCTACTACAGCACAAAAATATGGAGAACTGTGGTATGAAAAGTGGAACGGGTATGGAGCTAGAGTTCTAAAACCTGCTAATGTATCTATGGCTGATTGGGATGCACTAAAAATTAAGAATGCAGGTATTGTTTGGAATCAAAACGCAAAATACGTATAATGAGAGCACCTAAAAACATAGCAAAGATAAATTATACATCCGGGGAAAAATATTTAGATTCTAATTACAATCCTTATACAGGATATTATTGTGAAGTAAAAGGCAAAGCATATCCTGGAAAAGTATATACTGGGTTGTCAAAACAACTAATATTAGCCTCTAGTTTGGTTAAAGATAATAATATTAAAGGATATGTATTTAACCCCACTGAAGATGATTACCAAAAAAATAATATATTACGATATTTTATTAAATATATTCATACTATTCCTATTTATTTAAAGGAAATAGATATTACTACATATAACAAGGTTAAAAATAATCCTCTGTACCAAACCATAGTATTAACATTCACTATATATTCTCAGGGTCCTACAGCTGATGGTTATTTTGATATAGATGAAGTAGAACAGGCCGATAAGAAAAT